AAAACAACGCTTAGAAAGCGGAACTATGCCAACTATTGTTTGTCCAAAACATACATGTGGATGTGGTCTTTGCGCACCAAAAAGCATGTATAAAGAAAATTATCAACGTGTGTTATTCAATCATGTTGATAAAACGGTATTTGCAAATTCAATGAATGAGGACAACGGTAAAAATTTAAATGATTAATTCAAAGACATATTGCAAATATCCGTTTAAACAAATAGCTATAAAAGATTTTGAGAATGACAAACTTAGAACTTTTTGGCCTTGTTGTATGATGGGTAATCATATAGATGATGAGTCTTCTAATAGACTTGGGATTGAAAATGTGCATCTATTAACACCGGATGAAATGTATAATCATCCTAGAATGGCTGAATTAAGAAATAACCTATCAACTGGAATCAAAGACCTTGCTTGTAAAGTATGTTGGCAACAGGAAGAAAAAGGCTTAAAATCTTTTAGAGAATTTAGTCATGATGATGAAATGCCTGAGGGAGATGGGTTATCTATGATTGATATTTCAGCATCAAACATATGTAATCTTCAATGCAGAATGTGTACACCAGGTGCAAGCCATCAGTTAATGAAAGACTATAATTATTTTGAAAAAAATGGTCTAATGCCAATAGTTAATAGTTCTATTAACAGATTTAGTAAAAGTGACGTCCTAAGAATCACTGAAAGTCCGCAATGGAATTGGTTGATGAATAACACTCATCAGATTAAATTAATTAGAGCATCAGGTGGTGAACCTTTTTATGATAATAAAGTCATGCAACTGTTAAAAAAATATGTTAAAACTGGTGCTGCAAAAGATACAATTTTACATTTTCATACAAATGCAACACAATTTACTGATGAAGTTGTTGATATTTTAAAAGAATTTAAAAGTAATAAACATGCATTTAGTGTTGATGGATATGGAAAAATTTACGAATACATTCGATATCCTGCAACATTTGAGCAATTACAAAATAGTATATCAAATTATATTAACAAATTAACTAATTATGATTCTATTTTAAATTTTACAATGGTAGTCAACGCCTACAATGTTTTAAACATACAGGATTATGCATTTTGGACACAGGGGATTTCTAGTAAACCATCTGTAGTTTATGGTGAATGTTACCCTTTAGATCGAGGGATATCGTTAATACATATGCCAATTAAGTTACTAACGATAGCTAAAGATAGAGTAATGTATGTTTTAAAAAACTCCGTAAATTTAAATAATGGTCACTTAGAAAATTTGATAACTCAGATAGATTTTGCAATTAATAATAATAAAGAAAATAAGAAAAAAATGCTTGATGAAATCACATTATTTGATTTGTCAAGAAATCAAAGCTATAAAAATTTCTTAGATCCACTTTTAATAGAGTGGCTGAATGAGGTTGATTAATGAGTAAATTTTGCCCGCTACCTTTTAATCATATGGCCATTAGACCTAATGGACGAGTATACCCGTGCTGCATATTTCGTTGGGATAATGTTCCTGAAGATTTACATTTAGATCATCCTGATGTTTTTCATCATCCTTTTTTAGAAGATATTAGAAATCAAATGAGACGTGGAGAAATTGTAGATGGATGTAAAACATGTCATTTAAATGAAGAACAGTTTGGATCTAGTATGAGGACGTTCGTTTTAAAGCATATACATAAAATAGGTGGATCGTTAGAACCGATAGATGAACCGAAAATTACTTACTTAGATCTTGCTTTGAGCAATGCCTGCAATAATAAATGCAGGATGTGTAATCCAGAATTAAGTACTAGTTGGTACAGTGATTGGAAAGCATTGGGAAATTCTATACCTAAAGGATTGTTACAAAAACCGCAAAATAATTTGGATAAAATTAATTTTAGTAATTTACGATTCTTAAAATTAATTGGTGGTGAGCCCTTAATGGAGCAAGAAAAGTTTATTGATATATTATCTAAATGTGATCGTAAAAACTTATCTGTGTTATTAACCACCAATGTAACTTTGAAACCAAATGAAGAATTATTTAGATTAATGAAAGAATGTAAATCGTGTAATATAAATTTAAGTATTGATGCATACGGGGTATTAAATGATTTTTTAAGAAAAGGCAGTAATTGGCAAATTATTACTGAAAATATAAAATGGTTTTATGATAATTTTAATGATGGTCTTGGGGTACATTCAGTAGTAAGCATTTATAATATTAATCATTTAGATATTCTTAGAAATTTTTTAAAAGAAAAATTTTCTAAGATACATCACGAGCACGTACTTGTTGATGGTCCTGATTGGATGCGTCCTAGACATTTGCCTGAAAATATTAAATTAAAAATTAAGGATTTATTTAGACTGTGGTCACAAGATAGTGATTGGCCGTTTTTGAAAATATTAGAAGATGAATTATCAAAAACAGGTGATTTTAATATTTTTATGAAAAACGATAAAAAGTTAAGTGATATTAGAAATGAAAATTGGGCGTATGCAAATCCAGAACTTTATGAAATGGTAAAAAGTTATTATGAGTAATTTAGCAAAATCTGCTTACGACTTCACGAAAATACCATATGAAGACATTGTGCGTGTGGGTCAACGTACAATGCTATATCGAGATTTATTTACAGTAAGTTGGTTGTTGGGCCGATTTTGTAATTATAAATGCAGTTATTGTTGGCCATATGCACGTAGTGTTTTAGTCTTAGTGGCGGTGAGCCAACATTTCATCCGGGCTATATTGATATTTTAAATCATCTAAATAATGATGTGGCTAATACAAACTATACTAGTGTTCATATGACTACAAATATGAGCCGTAGTTTGAAATGGCATAAGGATGAATATTGTCCAGCAGTTAGTAAATTTCATCGTGCTAGTATTACTGCAAGTTTGCATACCGAACACGTTAATACAAAAGAAAAAATGCAAGATTTTGCAGATAAACTAATTTTGTGTCAAGAACATGACGTGCAAGTGACTATTAATATGGTCATGGTTCCAGAATGGTTTGATCGTGATTACGAAAATGCAATGTTTTTTCATGAACACGGTATTAACGTAACGCTAAAGCCGCAAAGTGATCCAACAGCAAGTCGAGTAGTAGATGGATATACTCCTGAAATGCTCAAAGTATTGCATAACGGAATGCCTCAAAGAGCCTATACGGAACAAAAAGCCGCACTCGCCAAACTAGTTGATAGACCTGAACCTAAATTTAAAAAGACTCCTGATCCTATATACTCTCAAGATTCAATACCACAACATTTTCAAGTTGAGTTTGTAGATAAAAACAAAAAAGTTTGGTATATGGATCAAGCTGAAAGATTTAATGCCTTCAATTTTAATCGATTTAAAGATTGGGAATGTTCAAGTGGGTATCGTAGTATAATTATTAGAGAACCGGATGGTAGTATAAAGCGTAGTTACAGTTGTCATGATGCCCCATTGGGAAATATTGAAACTGGGTTTAAATTATTTGAAGGTCCGAAGTCATGCATTACAAACAGTTGCGTTAGTAGTGCAGATTCTAAGATTCCAAAAAGAGCCCCGGATACAAAGTTACCTCTATGGCCCGGGGATAGTACGTTTAATTAATGTGATTTTCAATCATTGGGAATACGGCAGCAATAGCACAAGCACATTCTTTAGCAACAAGTTGATGCTCTAATTGTGTTCCATTATCACTACGTAATTGAATAAATTTTGTCTATTTTTTGGATCTTGTAATCTTGCTTCTCTTAGTTCAAAATCAAGATCTTTAGTGGGATCAGCGTACCTTTGACTAAATTCCTGAAAACTAAAACTTCTATGTCGAAGAATCTGTCGAGCTATGTCCCTAGTCGTTTCAATTTCCAAACAAGCAGAGACCATTTCTAATGGACTCCAATGCTGATGTTTAATCAAATAATTAATTAGTTTTTCACTAGTTTCAGTGTTAAATTGATTTGATGGATTACTAACACGAGCACAATACGCAATTAATTCTTGGGCATCATTAATGCCCTTTTCAGCGAAATCTTCTGTAGGTTGGCTATATGATACTAATTTGACTTTCACTGCAACTTCCTCTTTTTTAGAAATTTATTGGTTTCTTTAATAATATCTTTTTTAATTCTATCAGTGTCTAATTTAAAATCTACATTGTCGATATTTTCTTGATAGGTAACAAAAATTTCGTGTAGTTGTTTTTCTACACCGTCCCAGTCAGTATCTCTACGTCTACTGATTTCAATATTCCATACTTTGCTGTCTTTGAATTTAACCTGTACAGAGTGTAGGTACTTTAATGGTACCACATTAAGATTTATTTCCTCAAATACTTCCGGCCAACGTTCAATGACATCCTTTGAAAGCTTCTTCGATGTCATTACTTTTTCTTAGTTGGAACTAAATCCTCTGCTTTTCTACGAAATTCAGCTGCTTGTTTTGATAGCTTATCAGCTTGGCTTCGATAAAATCTAGCTTCTGCTTCTACTGTTTCAAATGTAGTAACCGCAGTTTCGTTAATGTTTGCTGATGTAGTTTTGGTAACATCAGCATTCTCTGTAGGAACTTCTTTTACAGTGGCAACTTCCTTTACTTCTGTATCATTGTTCTTAATTTTTCTTGGATCAGAAATAGACAAGTCGTCAATGGAAACACCTAACTGCTGTGCGATCATTGCATTGAGTTCTGATAATAAAACTCTTGTTTGAAAATTTGGAATCATTTCTACTTGATCTGTAGGCACCTTAATCAGTTTTCCGTTGACATGAAGATTTGCTAACATGGTACTACCATCTGAAAAAGATGATCTAGCCAATACTTCTGCAAATTCATTTGCGTCTTGAGCAGCAGGTGATTCAACAAGTTGAATCAATGAATTATGCTGATCATCAGTTAAGTTTTCTGTTTGTACTACAAGACAGTTATACGCATCGCCCGGTAGTGATCTGTATGCAACCAAACACTTTCTACCATTCGTGACGAATCTGCCAACATGTTTTAAATTAACCATTTTGTTGTCCTTTTGTGGCTACTTGTGCCAAGAAGTTAGATAGCTTGTTATAAACACGACCCACAGCCTCCATTTCAGAAGCTTTAAATGCTCCTCTTGAGCTGGCAGCATCGATAATCTGTTTCATAGCGTTTAGATCACTAATATTCAAATCAGTGTCTGGAGGTGCTGTAGGTTGTTCTACTTCTTTAGCTTGTTCTTGAATTTTTTCAGCTTCAGTGGTCATAGTCTACTCCTTAATAAATGAATGACTACATTATATAGCCGTATTATTTCTTAATACTCACAGATTTGAATATGAAATTAGAAAAAAACTTAGTTCTTTCTTCTGTTCAAAACCAATTTTAGTAACATAAGAAATCGTATTAGTCCCATCTAATTCTAAAGATTGGCCAACATAATACCTGCCATTTAAATTGTGATATATCCAATTATCTACATTTTTCACTGTAGATGGATTGTATCTAGGAATTGTAACAAAATGAAAATGGCGGGCCGGAAACTGCACCCGCCTAATACCAAGATAATTTAATGGGTTCGGTTTTCCATTCTTAATAGGCATTACTTATTTTCTTCGTAGTATGCATAGTTACCAAAAGGAGGTACTATAGTGTCGTTTCCATGAATAATAAAAAGTGTGTCGCAGTAATCTTCTTCACCCCAACTGTCCCAAGGATAACCATCTGTAAACATGATAAACTTTTTAGGTTGGATGTCATTGTCTTTCATATAGACCCAATTGGCCATAAAATCAGTACCGCCACCACCTTTAATTTCATAGGTCATGATGTCATCATTATACCCATCATAGTCAGCTTCATTATAGACTTGTGTATCAAAGCACCACAATTTAATTTTGTAGTCTTTGTATTCTTCCATAATACCTTTAACTTCACTAAGGAAGTCTTTGGCCTGTGCATCACCAATACTACCACTCATATCAATGGCAATACATACATCGATAGTTTCGTCATTTTTAAGACCTGGAAGAACGGCACCCATGTGCCAACCCTTACGGTTGGGACGAGTAAAACTGTAATCGTTTTTAATTAGACTTTGGATTTGTTGACGCAACAATTCGCGCCAATTCATCTTAGGCTCTGTGAGTTCTTTGATAAGACGTGCAACACTGGCAGGTGTATTTCCAGCACCAGCTGCCTGTGCAGCCTGCATAGTTGCTTCACGAATTTCGTCACGAATCTTTTTAAGATCTTCTTTAGAATATTGTGGACGATTACCTTTACCTTCTTTTTCCCAATCAATATGATCGTCAAGCAGTTGTCCTAATGCAGCCAATTGATCTTCGTCATACTTGCTAAAAATTTCATCATAGATTTGTTCGGCGCTATGTCCGTAATACTTGCTATCATGAAAAATCTTAATATCTGGAATATTGTGATCACCAATTCTATCACGGACCAATTGACCGTTTACACAATAGTCTGCAGCAACGTTAAAAATTTGTGGATCACGACTTTCACGACGACTCATGTGATCAAAGACATTGTGTAAAATTTCGTGTGCAATAACAAATTCAACTTGTTTAGTTGAAAGTTTTTCAAAGAAATCACGATTGTAAAACAAGTGGCGTCCATCAGTGGCCGCAGTAGGACACCAATCAGTGCATTCTTGAATTTTAAGACGTGTGGCCATATTGCCAAAGAATGGATGGCGTAATAGCAATCCAACTCTAGCTACAATGATCTTGTCAATAATGGGATCTAGACTATGTTGCATTTCGGCTCCTGTTTACAATATTTAATATTATAACACCGCCCGTGGGCGGTGTCAATCTGTTTAGCGTTTTTCAGTTGCTGCCGAAATATACTTGCCAAATTTTTCGTGAAACTCGTCGAAACATGCAATTTCATCTGGATCCAACGGCAAGTTGTATTGTGTAAGAGCAAGTTTAGTTGCCATAATAACCAATTCAGTTTCAAAATTCTTCATAATAAATTCGAAGAAACAGTTTACTTGGTCATTCCAATCTTTGGCATTTTTATCGCTGGCATCCCTAAGTTCGTAGCACAGACTAACTGCCAAAGAATACATAGCGGAAATCTCTTTAGTTTCCATTTTCTTTACTTTGCCCTTAAGGATGTCAGTAGGATTAGGCATTTTGCTGGCATGTTTACGGTGAGCCATAAACTTAATAGCAAGACCTTCACCAACTGCACCTGAAATAAGGTCAGTAAGAGTACTGTCATCAGTGTCGCCATCTTCTAGCAATTCACTGACAAAAGTCCAAGAACGGGGTGTTGCAAAAGCACGACTAGAACTCTTAGGATCAAAGTCATACAAGTCCTTCTTAGAGAAGGTCAAATATCCAACTACGTCTTTATGGATACGGTTTTCAGTGGCCCAAAAACTGTAGTCATCCCAATCAACACGCATTTCCAAATGGATAAAACGATTAGCCAACGGAGCAGGCATGCGATAGGTCACACCTTTGTCCGCTTCACGGTTACCCGCGGCAACAATGCTTACATTGTCTGGCAAGTAGTAAGTGCCAACACGACGGTTAAGAATAAGTTGATAAGCCGCAGCCTGTACAGCAGGTGGAGCCGAATTCATCTCATCCAAGAATAGAATAATATGTTTATGTTGTGCTGCCATTTCTGCGTCAGGCAATTCTGACGGAGGAGCCCAAACCATTTTGTTATGATTAGAATCAAAGTAGGGAATACCCTTAATGTCAGTGGGTTCCCAAAGACTTAGTCGAACATCAATTACATGAGCACCGAGATCTTCACCCAGTTGCTTGACAATATCGGATTTACCAATTCCGGGCGGACCCCAAAGGAAAAGTGGACGACGTTTGGCAAAACCTTTTTGAATTGCCTTTTTAGCAGCCTTGGGGCCTACGGTACGAGATACGATTTCGCTCATTTGCAGTTCCTATCGTTAAGTTAATTAAGCATGGATTTTTGTTACCATACTCGTATTGTACGATAAGTCCGCAACTTCGTCAAGCGTTTTTTAATTGTTTTAGACGGGATTTTCCAATTTTTTTCTAGCATTCATGGCTTTTACAAGCCCATATTTTCGAATATCATCTGAAAACATATATAACTCAAATGCTTTTTTTTCAGAAAAAACGGTAATACTTTTTTCGGTTAAGTAATAGGGACAATCGATAAATCGATCAAAAAAGATAATTGTTTGTGGACTTAGCTCTATATTTTCGGTGAATGGAACTTCGTATTCTTTTAAATCTAAGATGTTTGCTAAATGGCTATAACCTTCTTCAGTAAGTCTAAGTCCACCGCCTTCTTTTGTTCTAGTATTTTTCCACCAAAGTCTATGATGTAATTTTACGTTTGCTTCATCACAAGATTTTTCTTGTGTGTTTAAAAAAATTTTTGTATATGTTTGACTATTAATCATTTCAATACTTGACCCGAAGTCAACACCACTACTTCGAAATCTTTACAACCGAATGTAAGATTCAGTTTTTTTGCTAGATTGATTGCATGGCCTGGATTGCTAAAAGCAACCTTTTTATATTTCGGTCCAGGATAACTAGTGACACTACTAAATGATTTGAGATTAAAGGGTTGGCCTTTGAAAAAAACGGCCCAAATGGCTTCTGCTTCTAAAATCTGCTCGCACTTATAGTTTTTTTTATTTGTGTGCTCTAATAGCACTTTTGGTTTTGGGCGACTCATATATACGTCCTTGAAAAGTACGTATATATTTATCCTATTTCTGATCTCGAAAACCGCCGCCGTCTAACTGTATTTCGACTACAGAGTTATCCGAACTGTTTTTAAGTATATGAAAAAGGTTGTCGTAATCTTGAGTTAGCTTACTAGTAACCTCACCTAGAGTAAATGCTAGATGTTTAGCAGTTCTTATGTCTAATTTTATTTCTCTTTGCTGATTTAAATCAGCCATTTTTACCTGCTGTATGAACTGTTGTAATGGTACAATATTGATTGGGTTATCTGACATTTGCTAATGCCTCTCTGGATTCTTCTTCAGTTTTGTAAGGTCCTGAATATGGATACCTTTCGATAGTAATAAGTTTAGGACAAAAACTTCTAACCCAATTTTTAGGAAATTTTATAATATAATGACCTGCACAAAATAAACTTTTGCTTTGATTACTTTTTGTAAATAATGGCAGTTTACGTCTTACATCATACATACTATTGAAAGGGACCCACCTTGTTGGATAACCGTGACAATCGTTGACGTCGATGTTCGATACAGTAGTATTAATGCCTTTTAGAAAAAAATCAGATCCAAATTGTTTTGTAATTTCTGATTTTTTATTGAAAAAATGTTCACCGTTATATGAACTTAAAATATATTTATTACCTTCTTTTTTATGTAGAGTTCCGACCTTTTTTCCTAATTCTTCTACAACCCATAGTACGCCATCTACAATAGGCTTTGCATGTAACTCTTGATCATTTTTTATTTTTGACACGATATTTGAACTCCCTTTTTAACCACCATTTATATTGTTTAAAGTATTCCTCTTTGGGATATATTGGAAATTTACCAGTATATCCTTCAACCTCCATTTTATGGTCATACCACATTTTCTCTAACCAAAGGTTAAATGGTGAATTATCTTTTTTCAATCTAAATCTCCACCTTCGCTATCCGTAGCATCAGGATCCACTGCAAGACCACGCCATTCTTTAATTTTTAGTTCTTCTGTTTCTGGCACATCGTCGTGCCAGTTATTAATCCAACGTGTACCAGTCCACTTAGCTTGATACGTATAACTATTTTTACCTGTTGTTTTAACTTCGTAAAGTCCGACTATTTTAGGATTTATTTTTTTAGGAAACCACTGAGTCATTTCGTACTCGATACTATCCATGTCTTTGTACATTTCCCACTTGCCGTCTTTTAGAGAGCCAGCAATATAAAATCCAAAGTCTGAACTTTTACCGCTAGTGCTTCCACCATTATTGTTAATGTCTTCACCATCGTATGTGACCATGCTGACAATTTCATTACCGTCAATTTCATCATAACTAATAGATAGTTTGGTAATATCAAAAGGTTCTTTCAATTCAATTTCGCCTTCAAAGAATGTTCCTTTTTCACTGCTAACACCAACAAATACTACAGTTCCCGGATCCTTGCTATCAATCCATACTTCGTCCCCACCACCAATTTCTGGACTGTCATCACTATAACCGTCAATATCCTCTAAACTGCGTTCATATACAGTATTACCGTTTTCGTCACAAATTTGTAAAGTACCAGCGTTACGATCAACTCCACTGATATGCGCCATGTCATCGCATTCATACCAACTACCTGGTGGAAATGGCTGCATTTCTTCTGGAATGTTATTTTCTTCAGCATAATCACTGCCCCATGCATAGTCGCTGAGACTTAAACGACGGCGTTTAAAATAGTCGTAAATTGTACGTTCTACAGTGCCCATAACATACTCACCTCCATATCCCCACATCTGAATGGTGTAAGTACACGGGGTAAATTTTAATACTTCTATAAGTTTTTCTTTTTCTTGTGTAGTAGCCATGTTATTTTCCTGGATAATTTGCCTGAAAAGGTTCTGAGTAAAGTTGTATACTATCTGAAATTTTCTTTAAATCATACAAGTTACAAAATTTTAAAAGTCTAATACCTACTTGATTAATGTTTTTAGGAACAGCATTAGATTTAATAGTTTCAACAATTGATGTTCTAATATGTTCGGGTTGATAATTTAAGTCAATAAGTCTACGATTACGTTCATAATCATCTAATACACGATGTTCTTCACCATTGTGATCAACCCAACGCTGAAGCATGAGATTGTTCCACGCGAATCCCCTTTTACTGCGATCTTCAAATGCTTCTTCGAGTTTATTTTTACGAACTTTTGGAAAAGCACTAAACACATTGTCTGTAGGATCTCCACGCATACACTTCTCAAACAACAACCATTCTGGATTAGGAATATCTTTTGCTTGGCCTGTTTTTTTATCTACAACACGTTTGCCCTTTTTGTCTAAAATACCTTCATGTGTGATAGTAGTTTCTAACACACCATTATATTGTTTGACATTGGATGCTATAAGTTGCACAAAGTCGCTGTCTGTGCTAATTATTACATGGTCATCATTTGGGTGTGTTTGTATAAATCCCGCAATAAGATCGTCTGCTTCTAATGTTGGATTGTGTAATACCGTGCAATTTGTTTTGGTAGTAATAAATTCTTTAAAAGTATCAAATGCTTCCCAAAATACTTTTTCTTCTTCTGCTTCTTTTTCAGTATGTGCGGCACGAGCTTCTGCACGATTGCGTTTGTAAGGAGCATAGTGGTCTTTACGCCAACTGCGACCCTCAAGGCAGAATACAACATGACTGCCGTTAAAGTCAGTCCATGCTTTTTTAATGCTGTTTAGAGTAATATGAAAAGCCATGCCAAGTTTAATATCAGCACTGCCGTTAATGACGTGTCTAGCACGAAAGAATGTATTGGCGGTATCCACCAAAATGTATGTCATTTTACCTCAGCTTTGCCATCTGCAAGTTTGTTAACATTAATATAGCCAGCACCACGTGATACATCCTGGCCTTCCTCGGCTAATACGTTACGAGCAAGATCTCTAAACCAGCGATCTACTATTTCTTCTTCTTTATCACCCTCATAACCATATCCAGCTTGTCTTAATTGTACTATGAAATACTCATTCCAGTCAAGCTCAAAAAAGCCATTTCTTACATTTTCTTTATTGACATGCGTGTCCAAAACGGCAACGTATGGTTCTTCTCGAGCAGTAGCACGCTCTTTTGGAGTCATTTTGGCAAGTTCTGCTTCTTTTTGTGCTCTTACTGTTTCGGCTACTGCTTTGTCTCGAGCTTCTTGTAATAATTCTTTTTCTGCTTTTAACTTTTCAAGACCAAAAATTTTGTCTATAATTTTTTTCATTAAGTTCCCCACTCGTTTTTAAATAATGGTACTTGCAATCGATCACTATACCGAAGACTGTTTTTCATTGCCAATTCTGCTACACGGCGGTTATTTAAAGTATAAACACTTTCAACACCACCTACAGGCATCAAATAACAAGGACCACTAAATCCTTCACCTCGATAAATGTCTACAGTTTCTAATGCTTCCTCAGCATCTTCTTCTGTAGCCACAACAAACTTTAGATAGGTATATCCAACTTCTTCATATTCTCTAACAATATCAGGCCTTATGGCAATATTTCTTTCCTCACCACTACAACTAAGTTTAGCACTGACACTAAAAGTTAACCGATGATAACCTCTATTTTCCATTCCCCAGTCTAACAAATATTTTTTAAACTCTGGAGTCAAACTTTGAGTACCGTTAGTTTCAAATGTAATTTCTTTTAAATCACGCATTTTAGGATGATCTAGTAATTCTGGGTAAATGTTTTGCCATTTAAGCAAAGGTTCACCACCAGTAATAACCAAGTGTTCATCTTCCCAATGGCCGTAAGGAAGAATTTTCATAATATTTTCTGCTATTTCATCTGGGCTGTAAAAAGGACTTAGGTGTTTAAATGCAGGGTGCCAACTAGCATAACTATCACAACCTGTACTAACTAACGGAAGTTCTTCATAACTTTTATAAAGATGAACATTTGCCGCAATAGGTTCGACTTCTGTAGTCAATTCACCTTTTGGCATGCCAAACCCTGCACATTTAAAATTACACCCAAAGGTACGCATAAACACTGAAGGCACACCCATATAGCGTCCTTCACCTTGTATACTATAAAATAGTTCTGCTAATTTAATTTTTTCCATACTTTTGCCTAAATTTATTGTAACGGTACATCCAGACTAAATTTTTCTATTTCGTCTCTGCTACTGCTTATGACATCGATCATTCTGTTATAATCTTCGTTATTTAGAGTTGTTTTGTAAATTTGAAGAGCAACTCTAGTCATAACAGCACTGATTTCCATAGCACTATACCCCGAATTAACTAATTCAGCTGTTAATTTTACTAGGGTGTAGTACAAATCTTCAAGTTTTGAATCTTCCATTTTAATCCTTTATTCTGATTAATCTTATTACCCAACTAGGCGGATCAAATTCCCACCATTTTTCTCCCTGCTTCCAAGCCCAGGCTTTAGCATGATGATTATTGTGCCACCCTTCACCTAAACTCATCAAATGTGCGATCCAACTATTACGTGATTGATCTCGCCCCAAGTCATAATTTTTATATCCATGTTTGTGTGCAATAACAATTATACTACTTGTTGAATGTAAACACAAGCAGGCCGGTATGGCATAAACGAAAATAATTAACCAAGGATTAATTGCAGCCAAAATGAGATTGTATCCTACAATTAATGCAAGATAGTTTTTATGTACCCATTTTTGAAATTCGCTTTGTCTTAAGTCTCTTACTATTTTTGGACTTATATTAGTTACTTCCCAAAGTCCGAACCAAACTTTAAAAGCTCTTTTAAAATTATATCTGCCATCAACATAGGGGCTATGGGGATCATTTGTTGTTTCAACAGATCTGTGATGTTGTCGATGTACGGCTACCCAAGCTAATGGACTCCCTATGGTTGTGACTACACTAACCAAACTAAGTATTTTTTCAATAACTGAATGTGTTTTAAAACTTCTATGGCTTAACAATCGATGCAAACCAATATTAACACCTAACATGCCTGTTATAACATAGGAAACTAAGGATATGACTAACATATCATAGTTACCAGTATGAATCACATATGCTAGACCGATGACTAACAATATGTGATTTATGATTTGTAGCCCCCTAACTTTATAGTTATGGCTTAGTGTCATTACGAACGCTCCTTTGTTTACGAAATTCCTTGCAATCATTTATAGCAATCTTTAATGTTTCAGCGTAGTTTAACGCTTCTTGCTCCCTCATGATTAACGAAGACTCGTATTTAACATAACCTTTTGTTAACAGATCCCATATTTGTCTAAATCGTGTTTTACTCCAGAAATCGCTTTTGACAGTGTTATATATTGTAACAGATACGAAGGAATCTTCGGCTTCTACCCATAGTTGATGATCATGCTGGTCATCACCACATTCGCATACAACTTGATACAGTTTTGTGTCACCCCAATCATTTCTTTTTAGTATGCCTTCGGCGGGTATTTGAGCTTTCATGATATATTTTTAATCCAAGTTAGAAACATTTGTTTTTCATTTTTAGGGTGCCATAGCTTACCCTCTGGGCCACAAGGTTCGCTGCTAAACCTTGTGATACTGCATAGCTCATATTTTGCTGGTTTAATTTTTGGACCAATAACTACATCATCATCTGATTCAGAATCTTTGTAATTGAGTTTACATCTAAGTGTGTATCTCTTAGCGTTCATGAAAAGTTTATCATACCATAGTTGAAAACTATGTTTGCAGTCCTTACACAACAAATTTGTATTCTTCATACTAGTTTCTAAATTGTTCTAAGTTAATAATTTTTGCCACACGCTCACCAACGTCTTCACCGTTGGGAATAACATATGTTTGAGTATTATGAGTATCTTTACGATCGTCATAGCGTCGAACATTTAAAATCTTTCCACCAACAGCCGTACTCAATTCAAAACTAATACGACCTTCGCCTTCAGGGCGACCACGCTCAACCATTGCTGTTTGTCCAATTGCCATACTTAATTTTCCCATTGGTACTGGTTCATCACATTCATATCTATCTTTATTTTCCCAAACTCTTTTTGCCTGTTTATAAAACCACTTATCAAACCATTTCATAGTAATTCCTTTAACCAAGTATCGACTTTTGATTCTGCTTCTTCCTGTGTAACAGCGTAAGCATAGATCCAAAAACAGTCATCACGACCTTTAATATCAAATGGGATGGGGCCATTAAAAGGTATACCACCTTCTAGTATACGTTTTACTTCAAACTTTTTTAAATTTTTTGCACGATTAATTAAATCGTTAGCCATGTTTACTGAGTTCATCTTGGGGCAAACTCCTGTTGTAGTTTAATGTTATCAAAGAACTCTTTTTTTGCACCAGGGTCAGTTTTAAATGAACCTGTAAGTACTGTTGTTTGTGTAAGACTACTATGCGCCATAATGCCTCGATTCTCACAACAGCCATGTGTAGCTTGAATATAAACTCCTAAATCTTTTGCACCGGTTGCTTTGGCAATTTCCCTAGCAATGTCATTAGCAAGTTCCTCCTGGAGAGTTCCACGTCTTGCACACCACTGTGCGATTCTTGTGTACTTAGAGAGTCCAATAAGTTTCTCAGCGGCAATAATACCAATATAAGCAACGCCACTAACGGGTTGATGATGATGGCTACACATACTGCGAAGCTCACTGCGAACAACCAGCATACCTTCGTAACGGTCCTGCGAGTCGTTTGGAAATGCTGTTGCGTCTGGTGCTGGTTCATATCGTCCTGCCATTATTTCATTAAAATACATTTTAGCAAGGCGTCGTGCTGTGCCTTTGCTATTGGGATCGTTTTCACGATCAATCAGCAAACGATCGAGCACTAGTTCAAATGCTTCGGTTGCTTCGTCGATTAGTTGATATTTTATCTTTTCGTCTAAGATATATTCGCTAATATTATCGCCAGCCCAAAAGCGTTTGTTATCACGTTTCATTTTAAAACGGATTACATCTGCTAGATATGCTTCTTTGTAGCCACCGTCACCAGCCATTGCATCTAAGGCTGTTTCTTTTTTAATGTAAACAGGTTTACCTAAAGGTTCGTATTGGTCTTTTTTAAACTCTGTGTCAATTTCTGTATTAAGAACAGGATCAGGTGTAAATTCTTTGGTCAATTTTAATCTCCGCTTATGTTTATATTGTACAATATATTTAGGCCTGTGTCAAGTTTCAATAATTTTCCCAGGAATTGGTATTTTTGTTCCAGTGTCTACAGTCATAAATTTGAAATTCTGCATTGAATCCAAAAATTCCTAAACCTAAATAAATTCCTGCATGATCTTGTCTGTGTGTTAATCTAATAAACAGATCAAATATATCAGAACTTTTGTAAATTTGAAGCTCCCAAAATTTATTTTTGATAAAAGTATTTCCGGTCCAACATCTTATATTGACAAATCTATCGATCCAAGGATTTCGAATATTAAATTGCAGATAAATCATGTAGAGATCCTTGATCGTTTTTCTTCTTGTTCCTGTTTCCATCGTTCATACATTATGCGCTGGCACTCTTGCTTTACTTCTACAGGAATATCCGGCATCCAATGTGCGTCCCTACAATCATAGCGAATTATTCTATCACCGCTAGCACCAAAATTGCTAAAAAACAAAACCATGACTGCTGATATTGCTGTTATAATTACAGCCGCTCGCTTAATAAAATCCGGCATAAGTCAGCATCCTTTTGTGATTTAAATTCAAATACCATGTAATCTTCGTGTGGTTTATAGTAGTAACGTCTGCCAGGCAGACCAAACACTTCTAATACCATAGCGCAACACTCGTTCCACCAAGGAACACTTTGATTATTCCAGTCAACTTTTACTTTATGGTCGAACATTTTTAGAACGTCCGCTAGTACAACTATCATTCCAAGTTGTCTGCGCTTGACGTTTATATTCGTCCAACTCCCATTCATTTTTTTTGATCAGATAGTCATCTTCTGTAAGCCCGTGCCAACCAATACATTTACCTGTAGGGCTACGACCACAACCACAAGATACACCACCTTCTTTAATTTGATCTACTCTTACCTGCATAATTATCCCTTAAAATATTTTTCCATTACTTCTAATTTGTCCATGTATTCGGCAATTTGCGCTACTTCTTTTTCGATAGCACCCATCAAATCGGTATGATCGTGAATGGCCATGGGGTTGCTTAACATAACTTCTACATTCATTTTGTGTTTAACAATATGTGATTCAAAATGTTGAACCAGTGCTTGGACGATTTGTTGTCTCATTTTTTATAGTTTCCTTTTTCTGGAATTACGTGGCGAACCCCGCCTCTGGGATCCTCCATATCACCTTTACGTCTAGGTATCATATGTATGTGTGGATACATTACTGTTTGTCCGGCACTTTCCCCGCAGTTTTGACCAACATTGAACCCGTCCCATTTTTCAGTAACCAGGCCGTCTGCTCCAAATTTGTATGCGGCTTTGTAGCATTCCATGATGTTATCGAACTTTTCTTGGGTAGGCACAAATAGCAAATGTCCTTCTGTGACCGGGTATTTGTCTCTGAATACCCAGAAGGTGTTTGTTCTATATTCAATCTCAGTCCAAGGTGCTCTTTTTTCATTTAATGCCCTTTCTAAGTCAGTAATCAATTTCTTCCCCCAAATACCTTTTTAATTCTTTGTCTGTGGGTATTACATTGTAATTTCCTTTGAAGAAAATTTCATAACTGTCGCTGCCGTATTTGCCAATACCATAAAGATCAGTAGCATCTACGCCATCCCAAGTAATATAATCTTTAGTCATTTGTTTTAGTCTTTTATATCTCACATTCACCATACCTAAAGGACGTATAACTTTTTTTACAGTCATGTGATGTGCAGATAAAAAATCTTCAGGAGTAGGCCAAATATCTAAAAATTTAGGCAGCACAGTTTTTACAGACTTACGTCCCGTTTGATTTAGCATGATAACACCAATCATGTGTTCCCATGAGTTTTTTATCTGTTGCTGAACCATTAGATCGTCTCGTAACGGCATCATAGCCAAAACTCTTCCCAAGGATAAACTAACCAACTATCTTCGTCAGCTTTGTTCACAGTCCACGCATAATAATCTGGGTCTTTAAATTCGCTGGATTGATTATGTGTTAGCACAGCAAAACGAACATTGTCACCCCAAATATGTTTCCAATCTGGATTGTCAGGCAAACAACCACTGGCCCAGT